AAACCCTCCCTTTTTCCGCCCGAAGCCCACACCCACCTCAAGAGCGAGATCACCGGCCTGCCTGCCGACCTCGCCGCCCTTTCCGCAGCCGACACCGCACTGGATGCCAGGATCGACCACCTCGCCGCGAACCTCGACCCCGCCGCGCTAGACAGCATCGCGGAAGCAGCCGCCAGCATCAACTCGCTCCAGACCCAGCTCGACACGCACACGCACACGGCCAGCGAGATCACCGACTTCGCCTCTGCCGTCGTCGCCGTCTCGCCTCCCGTCGATTGGAGCAGCCTCACCGGCAAGCCCACCACCTTCGCGCCCTCCGCGCACAACCACACCATCGCGGAAGTCACCGGCCTCACCGACGCCCTCGACGGCAAAGCCACCTCCGCCCAAGGTGCCAAGGCCGACACTGCCCTCCAGCCCGAGGCCGTCGATTATCGCGGCCTCTACGACAACGGCGCGGACTACTGGCCAGGCCAGGTGGTCAGCTACAACGGCGAGCTTTATGTCCGCACCGGCGAGCCGAACCCCGGCTACCCACCAGGCACCAGTTACTGGGCCGCCTTCGACCCCGCCGCCTCGCCAGCCTTCAAATTGTGGGTCGATCTCTCAAAAGCCGACGCGATCCACACCCACGCCGCCAGCGAGATCACCGGCCTCTCGTCCTTCATCATCGCCTCCGCCCCCGGCCTTTCGATCAATAGCACGATCCGCTACGGCGACGGCACCAGCACCACCTTCCCCATCGACGGCCTCGCGGGCAACGACCCCGAGTCCGTCCTCGTCGCCCTCAACGGCGTGACGCAAGCGCCGACGACCGACTACACCGTTAGCGAAGCATCGGGCACGATCACCTTCGACGCCGCGCCCGCCGCAGGCACACAGATCGCCTGCACGGCCCTTGGCCTGCGCACCGTCCAGCCGCCGCTCGATCCGACCCTTTACCTCTTCGCCTTCGACTCCAGCCTCGACGGCCTCACCACCTACAGCGGCCGACTCCTCAACGCCGACCGCCCCGCCGCGCCAGCGCTGCCAGAGACCGCAACCACCTGGACCATTAAGCGCACCACGCTCAACGCCGCCGGTCGCGTCCTTTCAACCGCCCAAGCCACCGGCTCATGGCTTAACCGGGAGACTCTCGCCTTCGCATGACAACAATTACCGAGAGCAACATCACCCAGACGCTCGACCTGTCGTCCTTCGACCTCAGCCTGCCCCCCTCCGTCGTCGAATATCCCACCCGCTCGGCCTTCCCGAGCATCGGAAAACCCGACCGCTTGTATATGGCAATGGACGAAGGCATGCCCTACCGCTGGTCGCCCTCCGCCAGCAGCTACGCGCTCATGATCCCGATCATCGATGCCGGAGCTTTTTGACAATCACCCACCCACGAACACCAACCCAAACCACCACCACCTAAACAGCCATGGCTAATCCCATCCTCAAAATCAAACGCGGTTCCGGCACGCCGGTCTCGCTTCAAGTCGGCGAAATCGCGTTCGACACAACAAACAAATCCTTCTTCATCGGAACCGCTGAAGGCGTTCTCCCAATCGGCGGCGAGCATGTTTTCGCTAAGAAAACCTTCGTAAGCTCAGCAGTCAGCGCCGAAGCCGACCTTCGCAGCTCGGCCGACTCGACCCTCACCTCGAACCTCAACAGCGAAATCAGCCGCGCCACCGCAGCCGAAGGCGTCATCGCCGCGAACCTCGCACAAGAGATCATCGACCGCGCTGCCGCAGTCAGCTCCGAAGCATCTGCTCGTTCCTCAGCCGACTCCGTTTTGGACGGCAAGATCACCACGGAAAAAGGCCGCATCGATGCGATCCTCTCCGCCTCCACAGCGGATGCCGACACCTTTAAAGAGGTGGTGGATCTCATCAACAGCGTCGATTTGACCAACGACAACGCTCTCGCCGCTGCTGTCCTCTCGATCAACGACGATATCGCTGACGAGACCAGCGCACGCCAATCGGCCGACACCGCCCTCGGTCTCCGCATCGATGGCGTGGAGTCTGCCGCAACCGCGCTCACGACCCGTGTTTCTGCCGCAGAGCAAGACATCGTTGACCTTGGCACTGACATCGCTGCCGAAACCTCCGCTCGCCAGAGCGCGATCAGCAGCGAGCAGACAGCGCGCCAATCAGCCGACACGACCCTCCAGTCGAACATCGACAGCGAGGCTTCGACCCGCGCCACAGCCGACACCAGCCTCTCGAACCGCATCACTGCACTCGAAGGTGCCAGCGCCGACAGCCGCCTCGACGACCTCGAGAGCGATGTCGCCGACCACGAGACCCGCATCAGCGCGCTCGAGACCACGATCGACGGCGGAACCTACTAACCGCAACCCACTCCCCGGCGGGGCGGCCCATGCCGCCTCGCCCAGCGGGGGAGTTAAAAATCTCCGCTAAATAAATTCGGCCCATGCCAAACCCAACCATCATTCCGAAAAAGTCGGTCCAGAGCGGAGCAGTTCCGACGACCTCTCAGCTTTCGCTGGGAGAGATTTGCGTCAACCACAGTGACCGGCGAATCTACAGCCGCAACCCTTCCACGGGAGAGGTCTATCGCCTCGCAGGCGCTGGCGAAGCCCCCGACCGCGTGTTCGTCTTCGACTCCGCAGGCGACACCACATACCTGGGATACCTGCTGTATTCCGATGTGCCGGCAACCGGCTCCATCTACGACGCCACCGCGTGGGAAATCTCCCGAACCCAATTTTCCGCAGACGGAAACTCCTCCACCGAAGCCTCGGCAACCGGCTCGTGGAACGACCGCACCACACTCCAATTTTCTTAAAACATGATCGCAACACCCATCCTCGCCTCCGGCGACAGCGTTTCCATCGACCCCACCGCCGCAGACGCACTCACAGCCACCGACGGAGCCATCTCTGCCGCCGACGCCGGAGCAGACAAGCTTCTCTTCTGGGACGACAGCGCCGGAAAGCTGACACATCTGGAACTCGGCACCGCGCTCTCGATCTCTGGAACAACTCTCAATGCCTCAACTGGCACATACAACACCTACAGCGGAACAACATACCTCGCCTCAAAAACCCTCGCCCGATTCACCCCCCGCGAGAACCAACCCCCCGCCACCGCCTTCGCCACCTTGGACACGCGAAACTCCATCGCCGTCCTCGATTTCGACGCCGCCACCGACGAAGCCTCGATCTTCAGCGGCGTCATCCCCGACTACGCCAACCTCGCCAGCGGCCTCAAAATCCGCCTCGCCTGGATGGCCACCACCGCCACCTCCGGCAATGTCCGCTGGGGCGTGCAGCTCATGCGGTGCAACACCGACCTCGACGCCGACTCCTTCGACACCGCCACCCTCGTCACCTCTGCCGCAAACGGAACCAGCGGGATCGTCACTATCGCCGAGCTTACCGCCACCGCGCTCGACGGCCTCGTCGTTGGCGACACCTTCCGCATCAAAATCTACCGCGACGCCGACGACGCCACCAACGATACCATGACCGGAGACGCCGAGCTGATCGCCGTCGAGGTGCAACAGGTTGCTTAATTATGGCTTATAATTTCACAGCAGCCAGTAGCCAGCATCTGACGACGCCAGACACGGCATCGTTGGATATTACTGGTGCTTTAACGCTTTGTGCGTGGGTCAAAAGCAGCGGCAGTTACGGGACGGCTGCAAGGGGAGTTCTTACAAAATATGAAACGGCGACAAACAACCGCTCCTATGGCATTGCAATAAATTCAACTGGGAAAATTTTTTTTATTATAGGCAATGGCACGGGAGGATATAGCGTGGCCGGAGCAACCACGATAGGAACAGGGTGGAGACACATCACCGGAGTATTTACTCCGTCCACAAAAATTGAGGCATTCTGTGATGGCGCGAGTGATGGGACAAATAACACAAACATTTTTTCCGCCCTATTTTCTGGAACAGCACCGCTTGCCGTCGGGATGATTAGCTTTTCATCCGTAAACAACTGCTGGGACGGTCAAATAGCAGAGGCGGCAGTCTACAACGCCGCATTAACAGCCTCCGAAGTTGCCTCGCTCGCAAATGGCATGACCTGCGACAAAATCCGCCCGCAGAATCTCGTCTTCTACGCCCCGCTCGTCCGCAATCTCATCGACCAAAAAGGCGGCTTGACCATCACCAACAACAACGGCGCAACCGTCGCCAACCACCCTCGCGTTTATGCCTAACCACTACAACCTCACCACCAACGAACTCGTCAACCTCGCGCCCGAAACCCTCGCCGCATGGGCCGCAAACGGCAACCCCAAGGCCAACGACTACGCCCCGCTCCCACCCAAGCCCACCGAAGACGCGACATGGGGCAACGGCGAATGGGTGACACCCGCCGCGCCTGTTTTCACCGCCGAGGAATGGACAGCCGAGCAAGGCTACGGAGGAAACCGCAGCACCACGCTCCTCTATCAAAAGCTCCGCCTCGATGCCGCCGCGAAATCCTCGCCCAAGCTCAACGCCGTCCAAGCCTGGCTCGACGGCATGATCGCCAGCGGCCTCGCCCCTGCCGCCAGCAACTGGCCCGCCGCCCCGCACTCTTTTGAGGAAACCCTCACCGAAACACTCACCACTCTAAACTCCTAATCCCATGGCCAACGAACTCAACATCGCCCTGCCCACCAGTGGCCTCACCGTCACCGCGCAACGCTACCAATCCGGCTCCGCCGTCGGCTCCGCCATCTCGCTCACCGAAGTCGGCAGCTCCGGCTTCTACAGCGGCACCATGACCGGCAGCGCAGGCACCTACCAACTCGCTTTCATCTCTGCCGGAGCCAATGTCGGCAGCGGCAGCATCTTCTGGAGCGGCACCGCCGAAGTCCCCGCCAGCACCTTCAACCCCGCCACTGACGCTGTGGCCAATGTCACCCTCTGCGCCACCACGACCACCCTCACCAACGCGCCAACGGTGCCATCTGCCAGCGCCATTGCCAGCCAGGTGCGCACCGAGCTTTCGGTGGAGCTTGGCCGGGTGGATCAAAACATCTCAAGCAGGCTCGCCGCCGCTGATTACACCGCCCCCAGCGCCGCGCCGAGCGTCGTGGCAATCAGGCAGGAGATGGATGCAAACTCCACCAAGCTCGCAAACCTCGACGCCAGCGTTTCGAGCCGTTTAGCCGATGCAGACTATACCGCACCGACATCAGCCCCAACCGTGGCAGACATCCGCGCCGAACTGGCCGTGGAACTCGGGCGTTTGGATGCCTCCGTGTCGTCGCGTTTGGCCGGTTCTTCCTATACAGCCCCGACAACGCCTCCGACCGCCGCAGAAATCACTAGCGCTGTCTGGGCCGCCGCCGACAAAACCGGCTACTCGCTCACCAGCGCCGAGCGCACCGCCATCGCTGCCGCCGTTGAAGGCTCACTCCTCAACGAAGCCGACGGCCAAGCCGTCCTCAACGCCCTCGTCGGCGCCATCGGCAACCAGAACCTCAGCGAAGTCTCACTCGTCGCGGCCGTTCGCGCCGACCTCGAGCGCACCGGCGGAAAGCTAGACAGCATCCCGACGACCGCCGCGCCAAGCGCCTCGGCAGTGGCCAGCGCCACACGCACCGAGCTTTCCACTGAGCTTTCGAGAATCGACCAAAGCATCAGCAGCCGCCTCGCCTCGGCAGACTACACCGCCCCGACAGCAGCGCCCACCGCCGCGCAAAACGCCAGCGCCGTCCGCACGGAACTCAGCACCGAACTCGCCCGCATCGATGCGCCGATCTCCGGAGCCACCGCTCCAAGCGCCGCCACCGTAGCCTCGGCCGTTCGCTCCGAACTCAGCACCGAGCTGGGCCGAGTGGATGCCGCAGTCAGCACCCGCCTCGCCAGCAGCGCCTACACAGCGCCTGCGAACAGCGACATCAGCGCGATCAAATCCAAAACCGACAACCTGCCCGCCTCACCCGCAGCCACAGGCGACATCCCATCGGCCAACATCACCGCGATCAAAGCGAAGACGGATCTGTTGAACACCGACCGACTCGCCAATGTGGCGACCACGAACATCGTCGGCACCCTCCTAGCCCAGGCGAACAGCTAATGAGCAGCGAGATCGTCCGAAACAGACCAGGATTAAAAATGAGCGTCGGCGAGTTCATCGCCGCGCTCGCCCTGGTGGCGACCGTCTTCAGCGCCTCACAAGCCTGGTGGATCCTCCCCGAAAAAGTCTCCCGCGTGGAGGTCGAGAACGAAAAGCAGGAGCAGCGCCTTCAAAAGATCGAAGCCACCGCTGCCGACCGCGCCGAGACTCTCGCCCGCATCGACGAGCGCACGAAGCGAATCGAGCAAATCCTCGCCAACCGCCCGTGACCCTTTGACATCCGACTAGAGGAGATGAATGCACTCCTCTACATCCTTGACCGTCTCGCGGAAAACTCCACATGGCGCGGCCTTATTTTGGTTGGCACCGCTATCGGCCTCAAGGTCGAACCCGAGCATCAGGAAGCCATCGTGGCCGCCGGGCTTTCGCTGGTCGGCGTCATCAACATTTTCCGCAAAGGAAAATGACGCCCAAGCAAGTCGCGGCCGTGCTGATGCTCATCGGTTGGCTCTGCCTAGCGATGGCCTTCCTCACCTCCTGCGTGGCCGTCCCTGTGCCGCCCTTCGGTGACCGCGTCGGCGAAGCAGGCACGCTCCACATCCGCACCACGGTCCGCTTCGAGCCACGCCTCTCCGAAGGCGAGCGCGAAAACGCCAACCTTCTGCACGCCCTGAGCCAATTCCAGCAAACCCTCCCAGCCTGGAAAGACAAGTGATGCACATTTTCGACTTCCTCCGCCGGATATTCCCCGCCGCGATTCCACCCGCCGAGCCAGCGCTAAAGCCACTCCGCAAGCCCCGCGCCAAAAAGCCAACTATTAGGAAATCCCGAATAGTTGCCGCGAAAAAAAAGCCAGCGCCAAAAAAGAAATGACGCTCGACGCCCGCAGCGACCGCACCATTTCCACCCTCCACCCCGAGGTGCA